TTCAAAAGTTTCATAATGATGATTTGCATTCATCTCTGTTTCTGAACCATATTTTTCTAAAGCAAAATCATATACTTTATAATCTTGTAGTGGCCATTCGTGATTTATATTAATAATTCCAGCAACTAATACAACAATGTAGTCAAGTGTTGGATCTCCATATAATTCTTCTGCAATCATATCAGGACGATCACCGTCACCAATTGTAAATTTATTTAATAATGAAACATTATCTTTTAGAAAATCAAAGAGTTTTGTTCTACGAAATAAATTCTTGATTAATATATAATCTCTCGATGAGTTTTTATGAGTCAACGGAGACTGATAAGCAATATTAGGTAATTCTCTAAAATATCCCATTAGAATCCGACTCCCTGTTCATCACTCATACCATCATAATCCTCAGAGTAAATTGGATTAAGTTCTTTAAATGTTAAATTCATTCTGATACTAACTGGAGAACCATCTTCATAACTTGCATATGCACCAGCATTTGTATAGTTTACATTCATACCAGTAAGAGCACACATTTTAAAACTGTTTAAGAATGGATGGTCTTGACCATTATGTAAATAACGAAGTGAAAATACATCTGGTGATTGAAGAAAAATACCTGATGCAGAACCACCATTCATTTGACCTGCTTTTGCTGCCATCGCCATTTTAAATTGTCTTATTATTCTCTTCACCTCAAGCATTTCTTCATAATATCTAGGTGTGAATGTGATACTGAATGGGAATGTTCTTAGATTTACTCCACCAAATAGTAATTCTAAGTTAGAGTTAAGAACCTGACCTGTTGCTCTTGAAATTAATCCTGCACGATTGACATTACCACCTAAAGCATTAATCGCAGCACCACTAAATCCTGCACGAATTGCTTTTTGTAAATCGGGTGATAATTTATCTAATTGAATATCTCCTTGCAGTACATCTAGTACATTTTGAAAACTTTTATTTGGATTATTCTGTATTGCTGTTGCAGCAGCAACTCCTGCTAATTGAAATATATTCATTGTATCGTCACCCCAAGTAACAATATTGGAATCATTTACTTCTTGAGGAATTGGTAACTCAACATAATATTTTATTTTTTGATTCCGACTCATTCGACTGTTCGCATCATTTGCATTCATTCTAATATTAGAATACTTTGTATAAGTATCACCAGCTTTATATGTCCTACCATTTAATACTCCACCTTGTGCAACTTTTTGAGTTGTTCTATCAAAATTTATTCCAAGTCCTGTTCCATTTTTTGGTGCAACATATTCCATACACTTAATCATAAGCGTATCTCCAGTAAATTCACCTGGACCTCTTGCAAGAGGATATCCTAATCTTGTTTTTATATTTGACTTTCTAACTTGTAAGTTCTTTTTTGCAGTTGATCCAGTGGTCTTAGTATCATTAGCAAATTTCGACTTTTTTACTTGAGTTCCATCTGAGTTTGTATAGTTACCTGTAAAATCTATACTCTTTCCTTTAGTTTCTTGAAGCTTGCGGTTTTCTTCAGGGTCAGGATGAAAAGTTGCTAACCCGTGTTTTTTTATTAATTCTTGCCTTGTGTAGATTCCTTTTCTTCTTCTAGAAGCATCTGCTCTACGATTACTCGACATATCGACCTAATTTTTTAACTATTTAGTAGGATTTTGACAAAAGGTAAAGTTCTTAAATCTCTTAGTTCCATTTCATCTACTTGATACAACCCACCAACCACTTCTGGGAAGGTATATTGTCTCATTTCACCCCAATGATAGTTCAATCCCTTGAATCCCCATTGAAAAACATCAGTCACAGCAACAAGTGGGTGTGAGTCATACGCAATACCAGGTGTTTTTGCGTTGTATACAAAGACATAAAAATTACCTGCTTGAGGAACATTACTTCCCTCAGTCAACACTTCGAGTATATCTGTTGCTAAATCATCAGCACTTTCATTACCGATGAATCTTTTCATTATAGGGTCTATACGACTCATATGTCTAACTCTTTTTCTGTAATTACTTTAAACTCCCACATTCGGTCAGCACAATACTCTCTTGCTGCTTTCCACTTTGCTTGATTCCTTGCATATTCAAATGCTTCACGAATGTAACCTTTGGTTTGTCTTTTTGGTCTTTTTGGTTTTGTTGTTTGTTTAAGTGGCTTCACTTCAATCAGGTATCTTTTTATTTTACCTGTGTTCTCTTGAACCTTAATATAAAAGTCTGGGAAGTATCTGTGTACTCGACTATCGTGAGGTGAGATATATGGGAGAGCAATCTCTTCACTTCCCCACTCAAGAATTTTAGTATTCTTGTCACAGTACACCATAAACTTTCTTTCCCAAAGTGACCTGTAAATTATATTGGTCGGATCACCCTTGTACTTTTTAGGATATGACGGATAGTATTTTCCCCTATAAGCCATCTAAATAACTATACTATAGAAGTATTTAGAGTGCCAGCACCAAGACCAAGAGGGATATCAGATATACTGCCTAAGTTACAGAATGTAGCTCAGACATCAAATTATTTTGTCAGATTTGCCTTACCACCTAGTGGATTAAGAAATCATCTTAGAAGAAAAGGTATTGATTCAAGATTCATTGCAGATAATGTAGGATTATTATGTTATGATGCTGTATTACCAGGCAGTGCAATGGCATCACAAAATATTACTGGAGATTATCAAGGAGTTGTTGAAAGATTTGCACATACTCGTAATTTTACTCAAATAAATTTTGAATTTTATGTAGATAATGAATATAAATCTCTTAAATTTTTAGAACATTGGATGGAATATATCACAGGAGGAAATCAAGTTGATCCTAGTAGTGATACGTATTTTTTCCAACTTAATTATCCAAAGAATTATAAATCAAATGATACAACAATTGTAAAGTTTGAAAGAGATCACAAAAAATTCTTAGAATATAGATTTATAGGATTATTTCCACTATCATTAAATTCAACAAGAGTTCAATATGGTAACTCACAGGTGCTTAAAGCAACTGCATCATTTAGCTATGATAGATATATTTCTGGTGAGTCATCTTCATTAGCAAGAGATTTAAGAAGAGCATTCAATGATCTTGGATTTGGTCGTGGAAATCCAAATAGAGATGGACTATCTCTTAAAGATGACCAATTAAATGCACTTGCTTATCAATCAATGGGTAGATATTTAAATCAGGATAATCCAAGAGGTGAATATGGACAATTGACTAAGGGTGGTTTCTCTCCAGTTACTGTTCAAGCTAATTATCCATCTACAGCACCTGGCATATCTCCATAATTGTGCTATAATAAGTTTACAAAACCACTATAAATAATTTTACTGAAGTGTAATAGTTATTATGCCTTTACCAAAAATTGCAACACCGACTTATGAGTTGGTGTTACCTTCGTCAAACAGAAAAATAAAATTTAGACCTTTTTTAGTTAAAGAAGAGAAGATTCTCATTCTTGCAATGGAATCCCAAGATACAAAGCAGATTGCTAATGCAGTCAAAAATGTTATCACTCACTGTATACTAACCAGAGGTATAAAAGTTGATAAATTATCAACATTTGATATTGAGTATTTGTTTTTAAATATTCGTGGAAAGTCTGTTGGAGAGGATATTGAAGTTATGGTTACTTGTCCAGATGATGGAAAAACACAAGTTCCCGCTTTAATTAATATTGATTCCATTAAAGTTCAAAAAAGTGAAGATCACGAAAGTGATATCAAACTTGACGATACTTATACATTAAGAATGAAGTATCCATCACTGAATGAATTTATCAAAAGTAACTTTGCTGGAGCTGTTGATGATATGAATGTAGATGATACATTCGATTTAATTGCATCTTGTATTGAACAAGTATATTCTGAAGAAGAATCTTGGAGTTCTGCTGATTGTACTAAAAAAGAATTAAAAGACTTTTTAGAACAATTAGATTCAAAACAATTTAAAATGATTGAAAAGTTCTTTGAGACTATGCCAAAGTTATCACATACTGTGACCGTAATTAATCCAAATACTAAAAAGGAAAACAAGATTGTGCTAGAGGGGCTACAGAATTTTTTCGGGTAAGTATGGCTCATGAAGATCTTGCGTCATACTACAAATTAAATTTTGCCTTGATGCAGCATCATAAATATAGCTTAACTGAGTTAGAAAATATGATGCCTTGGGAGAGAGAAATCTATGTTTCATTATTACAACAGTATGTTGAAGAAGAAAATCTAAAAGCACAACAAGAAAATAATGGATGAGGAACAAGGATTAGCATCGCCACTTGCAGGAGGTTTAAGAGGTATTAGAAGAACTTTATCTTCTAGTGTCCTTGGTGGTGGTCGTGCACCTGTTCAGGCTCAACCAGATCCTCAAACAACTAATTTACTACAACAAAATTCATTAGCACTCAATAACGTTTCAGCACAGTTAACAAATATAAATGCACAAGTTGCAGGTTTAAGTGGATCATTAGCATCAATCAAAGAAAATTTAGCAGTAAGTGATTCTTTAGCTAGGCAAAGAGAAGCAGCAAAACAAAATCGTGAAAGAATTTTAGCAGAGCAAGGATTAAGAGAAGGAAAAGAAAGTCAAGTAGAGTCACGCATACAACAAGCACTTACAATGCCAGTTAGAAGAGTGGCACAGAAAGTACAAGGTGGATTAGCAAATCTAGGTGCTTTCTTTGGTTTTTTGACAGCAGGGTGGTTAACTAATAGTTTAATCAATGTAATCAATGCAAGTGCAGATAAAAACACTGATTTATTCACTCAATTAAAATCAACATTTCAAAGACAGTTAATAATTGCAGGTGCGACAATCGCAGCGTTGACTGTTGGTTTTAAGGGTATATTAACTGGATTAGGTTTTCTTAGTACAACTGCGTTGAGAATTGCTAGGGGAGGATTACTTAGAACTCCATTTGCAAAAATAGCACTTGGAATATCCACTGGTGTATTGCTTTTAAAAGGAGCAAAATCTATATCACCAACAGGAGGACCAGTAGGAGATGCAGCGGTTGGAGCAGTTGGTTTGACAGCTGGAGTACCTGCATTTAACTTTGTTAAAAAACAATTTGGTAAAGTTTTAAAATTCCTAGATACAAAATTTCCAGATAAATTAATTAGCAAAAGAGTAGCAGAGACGACTGCGGAAAATACCACAAAATTTACAAAACCAATTATAGAAAAAGGTATAAAAGGATTTATAAAAAAAGGTAGTAGATTTATAAGTAAAATTGGTGGACCATTATTCTCATTTGTCTTTACTTTATTAGAAGGTGAGGGAGTGGGTGCAGCAATAGCCGCAGCAGCAGGATTTTTTGCTGGAGCAAAAGCAGGTGCTGCATTAGGAGCAACTTTAGGTGCTTTGGTTGGTGGTATAGGTGCTGCACCAGGTGCTCTTATTGGTGGAATTATCGGTGGTTTCCTTGGTGAAGAAGCATTTAAGGGTATATTTAAAGGTATAAAAGCACTGTTTGGATTTAAAGTTGGTAATGAACAAGAAGATGAAGGACCAACAGACAATTCTATTGATTTAACAGGGGAGGCGGTTCTCAGTGATGATAAGGTGGTAGAAAGTGTAGGTGCTAATCCTATTTCAATTGATGGAGGATCAAATAATACTGTATACGGACCTCTCTCTGAGATAGGTAAGAAAAATAGGGAATTGATAGCAGCACAAAGTTCAAATCTTTTAATTTCATCAATTACACCAAGAAGTAAGAATAATTCAGAAATCGCACAAACTATATCAACAATGGAAGAAGGAGCACCACAAGTTATTACTTTCCCAATCCAAGGTGGAGGTGGTGGAAATGCTGGTGGAGGTGGTGGAGTTGCACCCCCAGACGATGATACAAATAGATTACCACAGATAGGATTTGATAATAATAATATTCATACGATGTATGCTACATCAACTTATGGAGCTAGTGCATAATGTCCATTTCTTCAAGAAGGAATTCTGCACTTAAATCATCGATAAGCATTAAATCGATATCAAACACTGCTGCAAAATTTTCAAAATCATTATCAAGTGCTCGAAGTAGTTCACAAGATATACAAAAACAATTAAGAGAGACAAATCAATTTAAAAGAAATTTGATTCGTAAAGATAATATATTTTTTAGAAGAAGACAAGAAAATATAAGGAGAAAAGATAGAGAAGATGAACTTGAAGCATCATCAGTCACTGGAACATCCAAAAGACAAGGTTCTCTGCTTGCTAAGAGTACCAGAGGATTTTTAGGAAGAATACTGGACTTTTTAGGTATATTGTTATTAGGATGGGCAGCAACAAACCTTCCAAAAATTTTGATGGGTATTAATACTTTAATTAATAATATTAAAAGAGTTGGAGGAATATTAGGATTCTTTGTAAATGGTGTGAAAGATGTTGTGCTTGGAATCGGTTCGATAATTGGTGCTACACTTGGTAAATTATTAAATTTTGATTTTATTTCAAATAAAAGTAAAATTGATAAAGAATTAGAAGGCACTCAGGGAAATGTACAAAAAACACAGAGAGAGTTAGCTGAGTCTGCAAATCTATTTTCAGATCCTGAAAATTTTGGATTAGAAAATCCACCTGGTTTTGAAGTTGACACCCCTCAAGAACAGAAAAGTAAAGAAACTTCTAATGTATCTGACGCAGGTGCAGAACCTACTTCTGTTGATGGTAATGAAGGAGAGAAAAGAGAAATAGAGGGTGTTGTTAATGACATTGGTAAATCAGTAGAAAGTAAGGGTGAAGATCCCGTCTCAATTGAGGGTGAATCTGATAGTATAGAGGGAGTTGAAACAGATACAGGTGGTGTAACACCTCAGAGAGGTGGAGGAGCAAAATCAGCACCTGCAACTGCTTCATCATCTATAGAAGATCCGAGAGAGGTATTGAAAAAGAAACAAGATGAATCAATTAAAAGAAATCAAAAAACAAAAAATAGAAATGACAGAAGAAAATCATCATTTTTAGGAACACCAAATAGTGTTGCAAACATAAATGAAAGTGTCACTCCTACAGAGAGTACAATGCTTGCTTCTGTTGACGAGTATAATGCTGACTTTGAAAGTGGTCAAGGAGGAAGTAGAAAGGTTAATTTATCATCACTTGTTACACCAACTAAAAAAGATGTTGATGTTAAAACAAGTAGAAAACCAACTAGAACTGTAATGATAATGGAAAAACCAGTTGATATGTCTTCACCGTCTGTCGCTATGGCATCAGGTGGTGGCGGTGGAACTAAACTTACATCTTCAGCAGTTGAAGATGAAAAAACATTAATGAAACTGCAAAGTTCATCAACTCTTAAGTATACGTAATGGCTGCAATAGATAAATCACTGTACGAAAAATTTGAATTAGAGGCTGTAGATGGTTCTAAATCTGCCAATATATCTGCTGGTGTAGTTAGTTTTAACTACTATGAAGATGTATATTCTCCTATGATAACTGCAATGGTAGTTGTTGTTAATACTGGTAACGTTATTGAAGGTGATGACGGTAAAATGCAATCATTATATAATGGATTTCCGTTAAGGGGTGGTGAGAGAATGACAATCAAAATTGCTGGTAATTCTGCAGATAATAAAGGATTAGAATTAGAGAATATGTTTGTTGCATCAATTGAAAATGTAATGATAGATGCTGAAAGAGAGATGTTTACACTTAAACTTGTATCCAGAGAAGCGATTACAAATGAAACTGTAAGAGTTGGGAAGAGATTTTTACCAACTACTAAAATTTCAGATAGTGTTGATGATATATGTAAAAATTATTTAAGTACAGATAAATTATATGATGTTGATGAAACTGAAAATCCGTATGGATTTTACGGTAATATGAGAAAACCATTCACAGTTATGACAATGTTAGCATCTAAATCAGTGCCTGGTAATGTTTCTGGTAGAGATGCAACAGCAGGATATTTCTTCTTTGAAACACAACAGGGATTTAGATTTAAGTCTATAGATTCCCTCATAAGAAATGATCCTTATGAACAAAAATATACTTACGCACCAGGTATTATAGATGGTAATGATACAACAAAAGATTTTAAAATTTTAGAATTTTCAACATCAAAAAATCAAAATTTACTAGAAAATCTAGAAAGAGGTGCATATTGCAGTCATCGAATTTATATGAACCCTCTTACATTTGAATATACAACAGCATCACAGAGAGTTTTTAAATTAGAAGATTATTCAGGTAAGATAGAAAATTTAGGTGCAGATATAGATATAGTCTTGCCACAACTAAGTCAAAAAGATAATAGAACATTAGCGTCAGTACCGAGTCGTTATGTTTGTGGCATACTAGATATAGGTACAACTGATTCAAAAGTATCTGAATTAGGTAATGCTGATCCTGCTAGAATACACTCACAAGCAATGATGAGGTATAATACACTGTTCACTCAAATATTAACTATGACTATTCCTTTAAATACAAATTTGATGGCAGGTGATATACTTGAATGTGAATTTCCAAGAATTGACGTTGAAAAGAGAAAAGAACCTGACCAAGAACAAAGTGGTTTGTACTTGATTAAAAAATTAACTCATTTTTTTAATTCTACAGGTTCTTACACCAAACTTCAACTTTGTAGAGATACTGATGGGAGGAAAGCAAAATGATTGAAAATTCTTTAATACAAAGTAATTTCATTGGTAGAGATGGTTTTCGCTGGTGGGTAGGACAAGTCGCACCAGAAGATGCACAAGGTTCGCAGATTAATGGTGGTGGATGGGGAGATAGAGTTAAAGTAAGAATTTTAGGATATCATCCAGAAGATGATGTTGAACTTAAAAATGAAGAACTACCTTGGGCACACGTATTAAAATCTCCAGAGGCTGGTTCAGGTAGAGCTGGAAGAGGTAAACCACCAAAGATATCACCAGGTGATACAGTTCTTGGATTTTTCTTAGATGGTGATAATGCACAACAACCAGTTATACTTGGGGTTTTTTCAAGTTCATCCCCTGCTGCTGCAAAGTCAAAAGATAAATCATACTCTCAACCATTTACTCCATTTACAGGATATACAAGTAAAGTCAAACCAAATGATAATATTGCTCAAAGTGAAGCAGGTGATCAAAACAAACTTTCAAGTCCAACTAATAGACAAGTTGATGCCGAAACTGCGAAAAAGATTGAGGAAGCAACAGGACAAGTTACAAAATCAGCGAGTTCAATTGTTGGAATGACAATTACTGCAGGTGATGCAAATGGAGCAAGAGCAGCAGTAAATAAGATAAATGGTGAAGTTTCAAATGCAGTGAAAAATTTTAAATCAGCCACACCGATGATGAAAAATAAGATATTGAGTGATGCTTCAAAATCAATTGCAAGTTTATCTACTGGTATGTCAGCAGGTATGATATCTTCAACTTTCTCAGAGATGGCACCTAAGATGAATCAGGGATTACATAAACTTTATAAAGATAAGTATGGTGAAGTTTTAAAGAAAACAGGTAATATAGCACTAGCAAAGAAAGCTGCTAGTTTAGCACAAAAAGCAAAAGTGCCTTCAATCTTAAACATCGAAAATGCCATACCTTGTATGATGAAAAATGTAACAGATAAGTTAGAGGGTAATATTTCAAATTTATTAGCTCCATTATTAGATAATGTTCAAAACTTTAATGACTGTATAGGAGATCAATTTAATGCAGGTATAATGAATAGTATTATTGGAAGTATAGATGGAGCATTAGGACCTTTGATGGGTGATGTTTCTGACATTTTTCCTGGTGACATTGGAGGTATGTTAAGAGATAAGGCAGATGGTTTACTTGGTTTGTCAGATGCGTTAGGTGGTTGTGATTTACCAACCGCATCATCAATAATTGGACAAAAAACAAATCAATGGACACTTGGTAAAGGACCGAAAAGTATTACAGTCAAATCACTTGAAGATTTATCAGGTTCTCTTATGAGTGTGGCAAATGCAGCTGAATCATTGAAGGAAGCAGCGGGTGGAACTGGAGTCTTAAATAACTTACTTAGTGGTGTAAATTTAAATTTACCAAATATTCAAATACCTCCTATCGCTGGTGCGATTGGTAGTTTAGCAGGGAGTCTTGGTGCTTTTGATTTCATGTCTCCTCTGGTAAATACACCTGGTTATCGAAGTGGTTTAGGTGATTGTTTTACTGGAACACCTACTAATTGCTCTGGTATTAAAGTAAATGTTTTTGGAGGAGATGGTGAGGGTGCAGCAGGTCAAGCGATCTTAGGTGGTTTAGTTGGAGATTCCGCAGCAGAATTGACAGGGAGTTTGATTGGTGTTAAAATGACTAGTATGGGTTCAGGATATACTACACCACCATTTGTTGAAATAGTAGATAATTGTAATCAAGGTTATGGTGGGTTAGCAAGAGCAGTTATAGATTATGATAAGACATCACCAACTTATGGACAAGTCACGGACATATATGTTGTAAATGGTGGAGAGAATTATCCAATCATTGAAACAAATGATGATACTTATACAGTCGATCACGTAGTTGTAGTAAATCCTGGTGAGGGTTATAAAGAAGAAGATATTATCACTGACCAACAGGGAAATGTTTATACGAAGTTTATTGATTCAAATGGTAAACTCTTGAACGTAATTCCTCCAAATCCTGCGACAAACAATGTTAAGGAAGTTACAGAATTTCCAGTCTTGAGTATAACAGGACCTAATGGTGAATCAACTACAGGATTTGGTGCAATATTATCAGCACAACTAACTCCAAGACCTGAGTATCAGGGAGAGATAAAACAGGTCATAGATTGTATTACACCTCGTGATGGCATTGTTGGTTTTGTGAATGGAGAACCATATTATGGAGTATTTCACGTTATGTCTAATGGTATAAAAATGACAGGTGCTAAACACTCAGATAGTGATCTTATAATATATGATACACCCCAAGAAAGTCGAACATCAAGGGGTATGATGGCATCAATGTCATCTGTAACCACAGTTTCATCACTAGAAATTCAAGAAAATGTTTCCGACACCACAATACAAGCTATCCCAAGCAGCGATACTTCAACTACAATGGCTGATACACCAAGTCAACAAACGACTCAACCGAGTTACACTCCTCCTAATAATAACAATACTGGTAGTAGCGGGTCTTCGGGATCAGGTGGGGGTGGATCGTCAGGTGGCGGTGGATATGGAGGAGGATACTAAATAAAGGTAAAAAAATATGGGAACAAAACCAAACGAAAATTGGCAAGAGAGAAGTTATGAGGCATTTACTCCTAACGTTAAATTAGACTGCAATAATCCTCAAGAGGGGTTTAGTGGACCTATTGTTTATAATATGTTGGCTAGTTCCAAAGATGGAAATCAAAGTTCATATGGTATGACAGAGGGTGGATTATTTCATATCTACAATGATCAATGTATAGAGATAGTTGGTGGTAAAAAAGTTGGAGGTGGTGGTGTATGTTTAAATATTGTAGGTTCAAGTGGTGATGTTTGGATAACTGCATTGAGTAATGGTGATGTCAGAGTGACTGGAACTAACATTATGTTAGATGCAGCAAAAGATTTAACAGTAAATGCAGGTTCAAATTTCTCAGTTAAAGCAAATAAAATCACGATGAAATCAAATGAGTGTTACATAAGTGCACCAAGAGGAAAAATAACTGTTCGTGATGTAAGTTGGAGTGGAACAGTCTTTAAAGGAACTACTATTGATCCAAGTCAATTCAGTGGACAAATAAAAAATATTGCTGATAATCTTGATAAAAGTCAAATACAAGATGCTGCTAAACAAGCTGCAGGTCAATTACAAGATGTAGCAGGTGATTTACAAAATCAACTTGGAGGATTATTCTAGTGAGTGATTTTAAGAATGGTGGAGTTCCTACACCAGATTATGATAGCGGAAATGTGAATTATATAAATGATACAACTGAATTTACAGAAGACGTTTTCATATATGGTAATACCTATGCTCAGTCTTATAATGGTGTTGAGATAAGTGTTGTTGGTTCAACACTTACATTTACTGTTGCTGGTATTGGGAGTACAAGTTTGACATTATCATAGTTGACTGTTTTTATACATATGCTATAATAGAAACAATGTATTATCAAGGTATGGATGATTTCGTATTCGAGGTTGTAGTAGACATCTGTTCTAGAACCTTCAAATTAAAAAGCGATAACGGAGATAATAAGATAATTGCATGTGAAGATAGTGATGAGTTTATGAGAGTTTTAGAAGTTTGTGACAAAATGCTTGAACCAGAAATGGTTGTTTATGCAGATTTGGCAATAACCTCAGATAAATAAATGAAATACAAGATAACCACTCATTTCTGTTGGTTTCGTGGTCGAAGTATAATTG